AATTCATCTGCTGCATGGATTAGATCTGTCCAGTACCTGTCATTATCTTCTACTATCCAAAAGTTCTTACATATCTCCCATAAGTCATTAAACATGTTTCGTTCTTTGCTACCCTTTGCGAATTCTGCCGTCATATTAAACCTCCCAAGGTGGTGCTGTTTCTTCGGCCTGCGTCTTCATGGTTTCCCATCCATACTTGAACAATCTTTCATGCTGGGTCTGATAAACTCTCTTGGAAGCCTCATCATACTTAAGCAGGGTTCCGACATTATCTATCTTTCCGAACAATCTATTTTTGGTAAGTCTCAGCAATCTGTCTTCTTTTTCCGCAAATCCATTCTCAACTTCTGACTTTGTTGGTCTGTCATAACTCAGGACTATTGATGCAAGATTGACAATATCCAAGGATCCTGAAACCATCTCGTTGACCTCTCCGTAACCTTTCTTTTGGTGCGCAATCAATATAATTACGATATCTAGCTCCAGAGCTAGTCTTGCTAGTTTCTTTATGAAGTTACTTTGGAGGTCATTCTTATCAAATCCATGTACGGAACCTTCCAGATCAAGTGCGGTCATGAGGTTATCAATTAGTACAACCCTCGTTCCATACTGGATAGTAGTTTTTTCAATGAGTTCGCAAATGCTTTCGTTTCCGTCAACTAACATCTTCGAGTTATCGTATAACCATAATTTGCCCTTATACCATTCATCAATCTTCTTAATTACCTTATCGGGTACTTTCCTTGGCCTTTTAATTGTCCACTTTGACCATTCTTCGTAAGTATTTTGGAAGCCTGCTGCTTGAAGATATAGCCAGCTCTTAAATAAGTGATTTGGCAACTCACCAGAATAAGCAAAGCACTTATAATTATTCTGTATTGCCGATAAGAGCATTTGGCTTGCGAATGTTGATTTTCCGTCACCAGCCTTTCCAGTAACAAGTATGAGCTGGCCAAAAGGAAGTCCTCCGCATAGCAATTCATCAACATCCTTTATTCCGGTTGGCATCTTCTCGATATCGTATGGGTTGATGTCCTCGACCATGGTAATATCAATGACCTTATCAATAGGCTTCTGCTCCGCATTAGCAATACACTGACGGATTTGCTCAACTCCATACTTCCGCAGAATATCATTGGCATCCTTACAGTCCTTGTAATCCTCTTCCCTTACATGCCAGACCTTACTATCAAACCTTGCAGCCAAATCGTTATACAGTGTGATATATCCATTCTCGTGATCTCCGAATACAACAATCTTGTCGAAGTTCTGTATCCAATCCCAGCAATGAGGTATCCAGGTGAACCCCTTAGCTCCTGTTGGAACTGAGACAGCATTATCAATGCCAGCTTCCGCAACTGATAAGCTATCAATCTGTCCTTCCGTGATAATTAAGGTCTTATTATCAAGGTTACACTGAGCCATTCCGAACAGAATTGGTTTGCAGTTTTTCTCTGACCATTCCTTATTTTCTCCAGGCTTTGGATTAGGATTTCGGTACTTAGTGAATTGAAGTCTATTGTCCTGATCTATGAATGGGAATGTTATTCTCCCTTCTTCCGTGGCAGATATCTTATACTTCCGTACAACATCCTCTGATATTCCTCTTGTACCTAGATATTCAATGGCTGCATCCTTAACTTCTATCTTGTCGACTACGCTTTTCTTGAATGTTCTATATTCTCTTGGTTGATTGATTGAGTAGTATGTATCAGCGTCTCTTCCGAGACTAAAGCCAAAGTCTTTCGCCAGCGTAAGCATATTACCCTTTGCACCACAGGAAGCTCTCATGCAATTGAACTGTCCAGTCTTGAGTGATATCGCAAACTTATTCTTCTTGTTGGTCTCGCCCCTACAATACGGACAACGCTCAAACTGTAACTGTCCTCTTGCAATGGTTGTACGAATGCCCTGCTCCTGAGCAAACCGCTCCGCATCCTCAACCTTAAACTCATATATCTGCTTCACTCTTCATCACCTCCGTCATCATCCTTCCAAAATGATGGTGTCTCATCCTCTGATAAATCATCTGGCTCCGGAAGGAAAATGGGATCTATTTCTTCTTCTATTTCTTTATTATTCTTATTATTCTTTATATTCTTATTCTGTTGTTGATTGGCATGTTGGTCGCTTGTTGATTGTTTGTTGATTCGCTTGTTATTTGTTTGTTGTTCTGCTTGTTGCTCGCCTTGGTATTTATCGAAAGAAACCACCGAAATTAGCGTGTATCTGTTTGTTGTTTCGCATGTTACTTCGTTTGTTGATGTCAAATGTTCCAAAGCTGTTCGCACTTCCTGGATTGTCAAACCTGTTTCCTTTGATAAAGAATCCAATGAAGTAAAAAATTGGCCTCTTTTGTACTCAATTCCTCTCCATCTTCCGTCCTTCCAATTTGCCATGAGAAGACAGTGCAGAAATAATTTCGTAGTGTTTACATCCGTGTACCATTCCCAATAAACCATTCGCCGGAATATTTTCAAAAACTCATTATCCTTAAAATTTCTCATCCAAACTCACCTCGCTCCAACCTCTCCTTGATGTCTCTGTATAGTATTTCCTTTATGAGTTTCCCAGAATGCTTTGAGGAGCAAAATACAACCGTGAGATTGTATCGGACTTGCCATGCACATATTGATGTAAGGAAGGATTTTGGACGGAATCTGGAGCGGTATTGCCCCTCGAAGATCATATCCCATGAGCCATTCTCAATAAGCAAGTAACTCTTGGCATTATTGTCGGAAGCTCTCTCAAACTCCCTCTCAAACCTTTCCCTGCCTCTGGTGAAGCAGGCTGCCAATTCATCAAGGTTCTGTTTCCTCTCGATAACGCACAGCCCATTCACCTTGCAGGATTTGTTATGTAGGTCTTTTCCGTCAATTAGAACATTGTAGGTATAATCCCCATAATTAAGAGTTTGTCTTCTGTACGGAACCCCAAAACCCTTGTACCTGTCCTCAGATCTATAAGTCACTTGCTCTCTTGTATCGACAATAATCTCAAAGCTATCTAGTACACTCTTGATGTCGAACATATCCATAGACTACTTCCAAGGAAGGTCTTCTGCGGTTACTGGAGAAGTTGCCATGAAGCCTTCTGCTGATGCTGTGCCGGAATTGATACTTCCTGTGTCAATGAGCTTGTCGGAAGCTTCCTTGACCTTTCCGTCACGAACATCCTGAGCCACTACTGTCCAAGCGATGCGTGTATGGTCATAAATGTTGCCATTATATTCCGTCTGTTCATTTCTCATGACAGCTCCGAAAGTCTTACCCTCTGTCTTCTTCTCATCACCAGCGAAGACATAACCATTGTTACTGTCCTCAATGTTAGCCCAGAATGTAGCCCACTGTTCAGTAATGAATGGCTGGCAACCCTCATAAGGAATAGTGAGATACATCATTGCATCATAGCTCCAGTGCTTATCTTCGGAAGTGTTTTCCTTGTACTGGTTTGCGTAGAAGTCCTTATACTCACCCTCTGCAATATCCCAGTTGATAACAATCATCTGGTTGCCTTTCTTGCTTTCCTTTTCTTCAAGGTGAAGTATTTTGCAAACATATGCTCCCTTTGGTAATCTCTCAAAATGTTTCTTTCTGTCATTCTTGTTGTAACTTGGCACTTTAATCATTTTCTTATCCTCCTATTTCTTTAATCCGTAATAATCTCTTATTGCATCATCAACAGCCTTGAGGTCGTTCGGAATTTCCAAGTCAAACATTCCCTCTGGTGTCTTCGCTGTTGATTGTCCATTAGTCTGCGTATAAAACTTATGATCCTGGCAATAGATAACAATATCGAAGCAACCTTCAACTGTTAGTTTCTCATCCAGCATCTTTCCGATGGTCTTAGCCTTTTCTCTTCCGTCAACATCAATCTCTGTATGATGTAAGAAGTAAACTATCTTGTTCTCATCCTCTGACTCATTGATTGAATGAATAAGTCCACGGAAGTTAGCAGCCATCTGCGTGAATTTGTCGTAGCCTTTCTCTGCTGATCTATCGAACAACTCATTGGCTAAGAGATACTGGCTGTCGTCTATGACCACGCTCTTAAACTTTCCTGTCTCAATTGCCTTGAGTATCCAGTTGTACTTAGCTCTATGCAGAGTGGCATAATCCTTAACTCCTTCGAAGTTTGCTGGAACCTTTGCGACCTTCAACTCTGATCTAAACGGAAGTCTTCCTTTTTCTACGGAAATTATTCCGACTTCATCATCCTTGAAGTTTTTGAGACTGTAAGTTTTTCCAGCTCCACTTCTGCCCATTATTAGTACAGGTATCATTAATTTTCTCCCTCCTTACTTAATCCTTAATGAATTCTTACTTTCCAAATGAGCAATTCCACCTAAATCTTCACCCTTCTGAATAGCATCCTTGATGGCTGTCTTGTCCGCCTCGATGTCACGCTGCTTAATGAACTGTGACGGAAGCTTGGACATATCTTCCAAGTCAATTACTACCGCAGGGGCACTCTTCTGGATGTTGAAACTGAATAGCTCCGTCTTAAATTTGGTCTTGCCAGTGGTCTCCATGGCTGTCTGCAAGGTTGACTTCATATTCTTGATATTATTCTCCAGTGCCTTCTTCTTGGCTGTGAGTCGGTCAATCTCTGTTTTAATCGCCAGGATATCTCCCTCAAGGTTCTTCATGACCTTCGCATAGTTCTCGGCCTTAATCTCAAACTCACCTTCGATACCTTCCATGGTGTCTGCCAGAGTTTGCGGATCTAGATCGGAATCCTCAAGCATTGCCATGATTTGCAGATAATCATTTGTAATCTCATAGATATTGCTCATTACTCTGTGTCCTCCTCTTCTTTTACCCTTATCCAATCTTTCAATTCTCTACTCAGGAGCCCATTCAATGGGTTCATTTCTTTCATGTTGTTGCTTTCAAGAATCCCGTACTCCAAAGCACGATACTTCTTGCCCTTATCCCACTTGCATTCATAGAAATAGACTCCAGCTAGAATCTTCTTAGGCTTTAAGTTTTCGTTATCGTCAATGATGCTTGTATGTACTTCAAGCGCAACTCCCAACTCTTCCGTGAATTGGATCAGTGCGTCAGCAATATCCACAAGCTCCAACTCAATCTGTCTTTTTCTCTCCTCTGATATGTCTTTCATATGCTTCTCTCCTCTCCTTTTGTAATTCATCTTCTATAAGCATGTATGCAGCCATTGAAGTAAGAAGTGTTCCACTCCATACTCCCTGCATTCCGCTTGTTCCGTAGTTGTATGTATAAAGAATTCCAATTAGTGATATAAATGATATAATCGCCATAACCCATAAGACTCTATTCATTTGCCTTCCCCTTTCCTATATGGTTTTAGATACTTCCTCATATTTGGATGCTTGAGTATATCTCTGTTCTCCATGAAGTCCTGGAACGCATCTGCATCCACTCTCCTGCAAGTTCCACCAACTATGGCACTGGTTGGATAGCGTTTACTCTCCGTCATTTCAACGAGCATATTACCAACTGTTCTGCGACTGAGGGAGTATTCCACCATCAAATCTTTTATTCTTTTGTACATGGGCTCCCTCCTTTTCTTTACAGATTGTTAAGTTTTTCGGTAAAAAAATAAATCCCATACTCGCTGGGTTCGATGTCCAGTAGTCTGCTCCACTCGATGATGTCGGCTCTGCTGATCTGTATCTTATTATTCAGTTTGTAGTCAACAGAAACCCTGCTGATGCTTAAGTTTTCAGCGAATTTGGAAATTGAACCAAATTTCTCAACTATGCGCCCTCGTAGTTTACTGTAGTCAAACATTTGTACCTCCTTCCTGTGTTCCTGAACACAATACAACTTTACAGCATGTATAGTTAAATGTCAAGTAAAATTTTACAGTTTGTAAAACTTTATTTGTAAATTTGCAAAAATAATGGTATATTTCACTTAAAAGGAGGAAAACGATATGAAGTACCCAACTATAGCAATGAGATTTTCGGATATACTTAACTTAAGAGGTTTGAGAGCAAGAGAACTAGCTGAAAAAGCTGAAATGACGGAAGGTGCTATCAGCCATTATGTGAATGGAAATAGAGTGCCAGGAAACAAGACAGCAACAAAGCTGGGCAAGATTTTGGATGTCAATCCGTTATGGCTTATGGATCTAAGTGCAGATATGGAGACAGAGGAAAGTAAGGATCAGGCGAAAAGGATTGCTGATGAATTAGTAAAGCTTCTTGATGCTGACGATATCAAAACAATTATGGAAATAAAGAAAACAGACGATGAAAAGGCGAAATTGAAGTTATATATGAAGCTCATTGAGAAAGCATCCAAATTATAGGAGGATAATATGAGTAGAAAACGAGTTGAGTTATACGAAGAACCTCTTCCAGATGGCCGATGCGTGTATCGTCTTCCGTACATCGATAAGATGACCGGAAAGAACAGGACTTTATCAGTCACGATGGCATCCAAGAGTGCAGGGAACTATAAGTTAGCACTCCGAACATTACAAGCCAAACTCGATAAGATTATGCTGGAAGCTGATGGACGGAATGCCATAATAAGCGAGCTGGTGGATATATACTTGGAAGAGCGCTCGAGAGTGCTTAAGCCTTCCACGATAATGAGAGATACTTCCGTGCTTAATAATATGATCAAGTTGCTTGGAGCGGAAACCTACTTATCATCCTTAACAGTGCCATACATCAAGAAACGATTAACGGAATATACGACCAAACCAGCAACCTATAATGAATATATCAAGCGTTTTAAGAGCTTTTTGAATTGGTGCTACATAAATGACTACATAGATAACCAGAACCTTTCAAACAAGCTCCTGGCCATGCCAGACGACAAGAAAATGAGAATAGCTGAGAAATTTCTTGAAAAGGATGAGCTTCAATTACTCTTGGAAGCATCCACCCATCCTCTCTGGACTCTCTTGATCAAGTTCCTGGCACTCTCAGGAATGAGGGTTGGAGAATTGATTGGCCTTAATAATGAGGATATTGACGGAGATTATATTCATATAAGCCGAACTTATGAGGTTGGAGCAAAACACTTATCAGAGACCCCAAAAACAGCCTCATCTAATCGTGACTTATATCTCCGTCCAGAACTGAAACAAGCCACGAAGGAGATCCAATCGTATATGCGGAAGTATAAATTCGAGCATGGTATTCGTTCAGATCTATTTGTCTGCGGAGCTGATGGAAGCTATATTCACTATGATGCTTTTAGGAAGTATCTGGGAGAACTATCCGAGCGAGTAATTGGAAGAAGGATAACTCCTCATGCACTCCGTCATACTACCGCATCGCTCCTTATAGCTGATGGAATACCATTGGAAGTAGTCAGCAGAATGCTTGGCCATGACGGAAGTAGG